AGATGAGTGGGATATCAATATGATTGTTGTGCCAGGCGTAACTAAGAATGACCACTCTTATGTTCACACAGCAGTTGTTGATATGGTTGAACAAAGAGCAGATGCGTTCTTCATTACTGAAATGGCAATAGCAGGTGTTGGAATATCTTCAACAAACACAAAAGCAGGTGAGTTAGATACTAACTACGCAGCAACTTACTACCCTTGGGTTAAGACAATTGATATTAACACTAATAAGTTAGTAACTGTTCCACCTTCAGTATTGCTACCAGCAGTATTTGCAGCAAACGATAGAGTAGCAGCAGAATGGTTCGCACCAGCTGGATTGAATAGAGGTGGATTAATCGGAGCAGTAGATGTATTAGATAGATTAACTCAATCCGAAAGAGATACATTATACGAAGCAAAGGTAAACCCAATCTGCCAGTTCCCTGGACAAGGTATTGTGGTATGGGGACAAAAGACCTTACAAGATAAACCATCAGCATTAGATAGAATCAACGTAAGAAGATTATTATTAACTGTTAGAAAGTATATCGCTTCAACTTCTAAGTATTTAGTGTTTGAGCAAAATACATCAACAACGAGAAATAGATTCTTAAATATCGTTAATCCTTATTTAGAATCAATCCAACAAAGACAAGGTTTATACGCTTTCAGAGTAGTAATGGATGAAACTAACAATACACCAGATGTAGTTGATAGAAACATTATGAAAGGCGCTATTTACTTACAACCAACTAAGACAGCTGAATTCATTCAAATTGATTTCAATATCTTACCAACTGGGGCAACTTTTAACGGATAATTTCAAAAGTAAATATTTATATAAAGAAAACAATTAAATTAAAATAAGATGCCAGAAGTATTAGAGTTTGATAAAATGTTCTATACCAACTTTGAACCAAAGTTAGGTAACAGATTTATAATGGAAATCGACGGTATAGAATCATATATGATAAAAACGGCTAACAGACCAACTTTCACTTCGGAAGTAGTTGAATTGGACCATATCAATGTAAAAAGAAAGATTAAAGGTAAATCCACTTGGGATGATGTAACTATCACTCTTTATGACCCAATTGTACCATCAGGTGCACAGCAAGTTATGGAGTGGGTTAGACAATCACATGAATCTTTAACAGGTAGAGATGGATACGCAGCTTTCTATAAGAAAGATATTACTTTCTATTTGTTAGGACCAGTTGGTGATAAAGTTGAACAATGGACTCTTAAAGGAGCATTCATTTCTTCAGCAAACTTCGGCGAATTGGATTGGGCTTCAAATGACCCATTATCAATAGAATTAACTTTAAGCTATGATTACGCAATTCTTGAGTACTAATCTCTAATTGTAAAATTTAAAATAGTGATTTTTTAAAAGGGGGTAGATTTTCTACCCCTTTTTTATTTGACAAAAATTTATTTTATATATACTTATATATAAACAACAATTTAGTTATTATTATGGAACAACAAAACGTAGAACAACAAGTTACACGAGGATTAGGAAATACGCAACAACCAAAAACATTTCCTTTCCCAACAGAAGTTATTACTCTACCATCTAAAGGATTGGTTTACCCTGAAACATCTCCATTAGCAAAAGGAGAAATCACAATTAAATTAATGACAGCAAAAGAAGAAGATATTCTTACTTCGCCTAATTTAATTAAAAAAGGAATTCAATTAGATAAATTATTGGAATCCATTGTGGTAGAGCCAGGTGTTAACATCAATGATTTGGTAATTGGTGATAAAAATGCTATTTTGATTACATCTCGTATATTAGCATTTGGACCTGAATATGTGGCTAAAATTGTTGACCCATTCGATTCGGAAGAAGTTGAAGTTAGTATAGATTTAACTCAAATAAAAATAAAAGAAATAGATGAGTCTGTATTAAACAGACAAAATGAATATAGTTTTGTTTTACCTATTTCAAAAACACCAATCAAATTCAAATTATTGACTCACGGTGATGAAATTGCAATTAATAAAGATGTGGAAGCATCTCAAAAAACTCTAAAAACATCAAATGAAATTACAACAAGATATAGAAGAATGATTGTTGAAGTTGATGGTAATAGGGAGTTTGGATATATTAGTAATTTTGTATCTAATAGATTATTAGCAGGAGATTCAAAGGCTTTGAGAAAAGAAGTATCTAAAATTACGCCTGATTTAGACCTTAAATTTGACTATACATCCCCAATAACAGGTGAAACGGAGGCACTAAGAATTCCCTTTGGGATTGGGTTTTTTTATCCTGCCGACTAATTACTCGGTCACTCTCCATCAAAAGATTTTTCAGATGGTTTATTATGCTAATGGTGGATTTAATTGGCATGATGTTTACTATATGCCTATTAAACTTAGAGAGTTCTATTATAAAGAGCTTGCAAAGGCTAAAGATTCTGAAAAAGAACAAATGGATGCAGCAACTCGAAAATCCAATTCATCTTCTAAAGTAAGAAGAAGATAATTAATAAAATTGTTTATATTTATACATAAACATAATAGAAAAAATATGTCAAAAAAAAGAATGTTAGTAGAGCTCGCTTTATTTGATAAATTAGTAGGTTCATTTTTTAAAGCTAAGGGCGATAATAAAGAAGAAGAATGGATTTCTAAAATAAGAAAAACAAATCCACAACTTGCTGATTTATGGGCAAAATGGGATGCTGATATGAATCGAGTTTTAGCAATAGGTAAACAAGGTGTAGAGAAATTTACAAAAGATTTACCAAAAGAAAAAGAGTCTAATATTGATAGAATCATTAGACAATACAATTAATTCAACACATCTCTAAGTTTTAATGGCTAAAAGTACAGTAAAACAGGACCAAGCCGCTTTAGGTAAAGAATTTGACTCACTTTCTAAATTGCAAAATGAGTGGGATAAACTATTGGATAAAAAATCTAAAGGTAAAAAATTCGATGAAGAGAGATTAAAACAATTAGAGAAAGAATTCGGTACATATAATAAATTAGCTGGTAAAGTAGATAGAATAGCTGATACTTTTAATTCTTTAAATAAAAATGTAGCCGAACACAACAAACGTTTAGAAGATTCGATAGAAAATTACGATGATATGGATGATGCTTTAACAAGCATTGGAAGTAGAATCGGTAAAAATGATGCTGCATATCAGGGTATAAACAAAAAGATTGAAAAATCTAAAGAAGCATTAGGACAAATATCTTCAATTTTACAAGGGCAAAATCAATTAAACGAAAGACAGGAAGGAAACATTCTAAAAGCAGCCGAATCTTATAAAGGATTTTTGGTTGATGTTGCCGATGCCAGTAAAAAAATAGACCAAGGAAACATATCGCAACAAGAATACAATCAAATCATAAAAGAGAGTTATGAAAATTTAACCGGAATGGTTGATTTGATTGATGATTCTACTGAAGCCGGAAAACAATTGAAAGCACAATTTCAGGCTATGGCTCAGGAGAGTAAATCGTTCTATGATGCATCTATGAAATCTCTTGGTGCAACTCAAAAATTAGATGACATAATGGGTTCATTCAGCGGTATTCCTGCTATGGGTGAATTAAATACATTATTAAAAACTAATATAAAAGACACAGTTGCATTTAAAGCAGCTGTATTCGCATTAGGTGCAGCATTGGGCAAAGCGGCAATGGATTATTTTGGCGCTCCAATTAAAACTGCGATGGAGCAGTATAAACAAAGTGAACAAAATAGAATTGATACTGAAGCTAATATTGGTAAATTGCAAATAGATGCACAATCTATACCAAAACAAATTGAACAAGAAAGATTAGAGAATAGAATCAATTCAGAAGGTGAAATTGCTAGATTACAACAAGAAGCAGCATTCGCAGGAGCCAAAGCGGCTATTCAATTTAGCGCTCAAATGCAGAGTGGAGCAGCCGCATTTGAAAGAGCAGCAAAAACTGCATTGTTTGGTAACAAAATTGGTTCAGTAGGGTATGGTGCAGCACAATTACAATTAGCAGGAATTAGTGCAGACCAAATAGCTAGTGGAATGGAAGCAGCATCAGCTGCAACAGGTAGAATGCCATCTGCAAGAGTTGGTGCAGATATGGCTATTATGGCTGAAAGAACAGGTGCATCGGTTGATAATATAGCATCAATCAATGAGATGTTCCAAAGAATGGATGGCGTATCGGAATCAACTGCTATGAACCTTTCCGAAGGTTTAAGAAATATGGCTGACCAAGCTAAGATTGGATTGGGTGGATTGATGAGAGAAATTGCAGATGCATCTAAAGATGCACTATCATATCAGATTAAATCTGGTCCTGCTTTAGCAAAGCAAGTAGCATACGCACAATCATTGGGAGTTAGTTTCGGAGATATAGCTAAGGCTGGTAAGAGTATGGTTATGAACTACAAAGATAGTATCAAAAACGAAATGCAATTATCAGCTATGTTAGGTAAGAACGTAGACCTATCAGAAGTTAGAGCTAAGTTTGCTAGTGGTGATACCGCTGGTGCTATGGAATCATTAAAAGCACAAGGATTAGACCCTGCTCAAATGGATATGTTCCAGCAAGATGCGCTATCACAGGCATTAGGTGGAATGGATTTGAGTTCTTTACAAAAAATAGCAACAAAACAAGGAGCGCAAGTTGGTGGATTAAAAGCTGGTAATGCTGGAGCAGGTAATCAGGATTTCTTATCAAGAACTCAAGCAGCAGAAAGTGCATTAAATCAAAAACAAACATCTATATCCGCACAAACAGCTATATTAGATGCTCAACTATCTCAAAAAATTGCCGATTCTTATTTAGCATCTGGAGATTATCAAAAGTTAAAAGAAAACCAAAACAAAGCGGCACAAGAAGCTGAGAAATTGGCAGGTGCTATGAATGAAGCTTGGATTAAAAGTGATGCATTTGCTAAACAAATGACGGAAAGTACAAAATTAGGATTTGTAACCGGATTATTAGAAAATATTGTATCAGGTATAGCAATGCTATTAGGCGGAACTATATTAAGTAAGATGATGGGTGGAGGTGGACTTATGAAATCCATTGGTGGAATGATACCTGGATTAGGTGGAGGAGGAGCAACCGCAGCATCTGCAGCATCAGCCGCACCTGCAGCTATGGGAGCAGGAGGACCAGGCGCCGCACCAACCGCAAGACCTGCTGGAGGCGCAGGAGGTGGTGGATTTACAAAAGGATTAACTGATTCAGTTAAAAATACATCAAAAGTAATACAAAGTGTAATCAAAGAATTAGGCGCTGTTTTAAAAACAGGTGTGGATATGATTATGCAGATTGTAAATAAAATGGCATCGGGAGTTATGACCGCTTTTAATACGGTAATGAATGGATTATCAAAAGCATCATCAACGTTACCAACTATTTTAGGTAATTTAGGTAAAGCCGTTGGTGCTTTCTTTAGCGGAATGACTACGGGGTTAACAACATTTGCTATGGCTATGGCAGCTCCAACACCATTATTTGGATTGCCTGTTGGATTAATTGTAGTTGGTATGGCAATGGGGTTAGCTCAAGCATTATCAATAGCTGGCCCTGGTATTCAAAAATTAACACCACTATTATTAGGTTTAGCATCTATAATTGGTGATACCTTTGTGAAGGTATTACAAACCGCCGGTCCTATTATAAAAGAAATATTTAATGGAATTGCAACCGTTATTAATTCTATGGGTAATGCGGTATCTACTATAATAAATTCAATCACATCAAGTATATCTGGCTTATCATCATTAGACCCGGTTAAAATGTTAGCAGTAGCAGGTGGTATTGCTGCTATGGCTGGTGCAGTTGCGTTGTATGGTGGCGCTAGTATATTAGGTGCAATTGGTAGTTTCTTTGGAGGTAGTGTATTTGATGACTTAAAAGATATATCGTCATATGCAGACCCAATAATGGCAACAGCCGTAGCAGTAGATGCATTAGCAAACGCATTTGATAGATTAAGTTCTATCGATGTATCATCTTTAAAGGATATTCCTTGGGGTGATATGGAAGATTTTGCATCAGAAGGTGGTAAATTTGTATTAGCATCATCGGGTGGTGGAAGTTTTGCACTTTCAAAAGAAACTACCGATAATATTAAAAAAATGGCTACGAATACCGAAGTGATGGCTAAATTAAATAATACCATCGCAAAATTATTAAAAGAAGGATTCTTTGGTACTGAATCATCTACAATGAAATTATATATAGATGGTAAAGATGTTTCTACTTCTATGAAACGTTATCAATCTAACACACAAAATCAGGACCCAAAGAAGAAGTAATCCATAAATTTTCTTAAAGGATATTTATAGTAAATAGAATTACTATCAAATGCCAAGTATCTTAGATTTATTTAAACAAGCAAACGCAAATGGTGAGGTCACTATGTGGAATGGTGATGCTCAAAACAAAGGTTTGGGTGGCAAGATAATGGATTTTGTAAAAGCAGAAATTAATCCAAAAGGACCAAGAGTTTTGTTTTACAAAAAATTAGTAACACCACCATTAATCTATGGTACAGAAACCCCACGTATTTCGTTAAAAGGAACTGTTGACCCACCGAGAAGTTTAGCAACTAAATCGGCAAGATACAACGAAGACCCGCTTAAAAAGGCTCCCGTAAGTTTAGGTTCACTATTAGGAGGTTCAGCAAATAGACCTTCGGATACTATATTTGAAAAGAAAGATGGAGCACCCGTTACAAAAGGAACGTTGCCCGCATCTGTTGGTGACCATTCTGCAATACGTTATGCAGTAGAACCTAATACCGATTACTATATAAGTAAAACTCCGATGGGGCCAAATGCACTTTCGGGTGTATTAAAGGGTGATTTAAATCAAATGGCGGGAAAAGCTATTGGTGCGGGAATAGGAGCAGCTAAAAAAGCAATAGGTAAAGCTGTTACAAATTTAGTCACTAAGAAAAGAAAAAAAGGACAGAAGGGACCAAAAACACCATCCGATAAAGCTGATAAATCAGGCAAACTATATGGTGGCGGAACTAAAAAATCAAAAACAGGCAATCTGGCGGATGGTAACGTTAAAAATTCCGATTATTTAACAAGCTATACGGGTAAAATTCCAACCGGAGTGATAGAGAGAAAGGGGGATTATATAAAAGTAGATGATATAAATGCACAATTATTAAGAACTCCTTATTTCAAAGATGATACTACTTTAAGAGATACATTAAATACAAAAAAAGTAGCAACACCATATATCAAAATAAAACCATATGGTAAAGATTACTCGATGGTATTCCCCGCTAGCATAACAGGATTGACAGAAAGTGTAACACCTGAATGGAATCCATTTAAGTATGTTGGTTCGCCTTATAACACATATAGATATAATGGTGTAGAGAGAACAATATCTTTTGAATTTAAATTATATTATTTAGATGAAGAAACTAAATATTCAATGATTAGTAGTTTAAATTCATTAAAAGAATTGGCATTTCCATATAATGAAGTATCTTATTTAAAATATGGTGATAAAGATGTTGCTTTAAGTTTTTCTCCTAATTTAATAGAATTGAGTATAAATGGATATTATAAAAACATATTTGGATTCATAACACAATTGGAATTTTCAATAGATGATACGACAAGTTGGGCAACTACCAGACCTAATATGGATTCAGCAGTAGAAAGTATAAATGGGTTATATCCAACTGTTATAAATGTATCCTTTGGTATGACTGTAATTGAGAACCATAATATAACCGATGGTAAAACTACAAAAGTTATAAGATATAACTTTGATGGAAGAGATAATTACACATTATCTATGAAGATGGAAGGATTACCTGAAAAAGATTCAGAAAAAATTAATGCAGTTATTAAGCAATTGATACTTACACCACCAAAAGTTACAGCAGAAGATATCGAAGACCCGGTAGTTGAAGAAAATTCGGATGCTATAACTCCAAAATAATTTTAAAGTATGAGTAGATATACAAGTAGTGAAGTATTAAAAAGAAAAGATTCTAAAAAACAATATTTAGAATCTACAATATATCCGATAGTTAAACCATCGGATACGGATTTGTATATTATATCAGAAAAAGGAGATAGATTGGATTTATTGGCTAATAAATATTATGGTGACCAAACTATGTGGTGGATAATAGCAACGGCTAATAATATAAACGATGCTACTTTTTATGTAGAGCCGGGTATTCAATTAAGAATACCAACGGATACAGCTAAAGTGTTGAGTGATTTACAAAATATAAATAAATAAGTTATGGGATTTCCGTATTTAGCACCCGTAAAGAAATGGGTTGTAGATATATTGAAAGAAAGAGAATATTCAACTGAAGCTAAATCAATACTATCTCCAACTACAATACCTAATAATTTTAATTCCGTTTTAAAAAGACCTTGGGTTACATTGACTTCTGGTGCAAAAGTTACCAAACAGCCTATGAAGGGATTGAGTGCCGAAGATAGAGCAAAAAAATTAGAAGAATTATATACACAAAAAGCATCGGATAGTAAAGATTATTTAGGATGTATTATTAGAAATGATTTAGATAGAGATGCTAAATATCAATTAGAGGAATCTTATATAGGAGTTGATTTTGCCGGTAAAAAAATAAAAGTAGTAGGCGAATCTAATAGAAGAATTTCAACACCAATTATAGAGAGCGTTGATATAGATACTGATGGTGCTAATAATACATTAAAAATTGCAAGAGTAAATGTTAGATGCTTTTCATTAAAACAATTTGAAATGTTTGAATTGTTTTTTTGTAGACCTGGTATGAATGTATTGGTTGAATTCGGAGATAATACATTAGATACTTATAGATTTAATGATAGAAAAAAACCAATTAAAGATGCATATCCAAATTCAGCACACGTATCATCTTTATTATTTCCAAAAAACGATTATCAAAATTTTGTTGATAAATTTTCATCTTATTATAGATTTACAAACAATTCATTTAAATTATTTCAACAACACGTTGAAAAATCAATGGGGTCATATGATTTTGTAGCTGGTAAAGTTACTGATTATAGTTTTGGAATAGAAGCCGATGGAACATATAATGTTATGGTCGAAATTTCACAAGGAAATCAAATGTCACTAGCTATACCAATAAATGTTGGTAATGATGCATCTCAAATAGCAACTCAACCAAAAGCTGGTAGTGTTGAGGAATTTGACCAATGGATTGCACAATTAGTTGCAGATTTAAATATAGAAAAAGGTAAATTGTCTGCAAGTAAAGCAGATTGGGATAAGGAATTTTTTAACTGGGGAAAACTTAGTGAGAAAAAAGAAGATGAAACGGCATCAACCGAAAGATATATCTCATTGAGATTTATATTAAAAAAATTAATGAATTATTCATTGACAGAAACAGGATATGTACCGGATGATTTTAAATTTACAATTCCTGAATATAATGTGGGTGGTTCTCAAAAAGAGTATATCCCAATCCGTTCTCACAAAAATATAATTTCAGCAAATACTGATATATTATATCCAAACAAAGAAATGGTAACATTCCGTGCTCCTATAAATGATAGTAAGACAAAGGAGGGAGATGAAATACAAATTTCAACT